GAAACTGTAAAGCCTTTTGGGATGGAGTTTATCGAGACACTGAAAAGTGTTGAGGTTTTAGACTCTGACCCTTTAGCATAAAGCGAGATCTGCCATTCACCTACCTAATCGCTCGATTGAGCATTAGGTTGCAGATCCCGCCACAAGCACTATTGGAATTAGATAACACCATGCTCGATGCACTTGTGCAGGGGCTAAAGGATGAGGCGAAAGAGGTGAGCGATGCAAATAGAACTAAGAGGAAACGCTGACCTTCGCAAAGCATTGCGCCGCTTCGCTCCTGATTTAGAGAAGTCTCTTAAGATTGAACTAAAGCGCGGGCTTGCCCCAATAGCACAAACAGCTAGGGGTTATGTTCCGTCTCAATCACCTTTAAGCGGATGGGCTGATAGATCGTTTAATGAGGGTAGCTTCCCTACATTTTCTGCTTCAACAATCAAATCTAAGATTGGTTATAGCACAGCAGTTACAAAGCGAAATGCTAGAGGCTTTAATTCTATGGCTTCGGTATTTAACAATTCTCGCGCAGGTGCAATTTATGAATCTGCTGGTCGTAATGGCGCACAAGGTCAGCCGTGGGTAGGGCCTAAAGGCCCAGCAGGTAAAAAGTATTCACACTCTCGCAACCCTAAAGCTGGACAGCAATTTATTGCTGCTATGCCTCCACTTACAGGAAGCCTCAAGGGTCGTGGTCGTTTAATCTTTAGAGCATGGGCTCAAAACAAAGGCGTTGCAGAAGGCATAGTCAATAAGGCAATTACTACAGCAGAACTAGAATTGTTAAAGAGATCTAGAGCTGGAGCATTAGGGAGAGCAGCGTGAATTATCAAGAAGTAATTAACATTGCATCCAAGTTCGATGCTAAAGGATTTAAGCAAGCTGAGACTGCTCTAGGAAAACTATCTGGAACTGCTAAGAAAGTTGCAGGTAGTTTAGGTCTAGCATTCGGTGCTGCCGCTATTACTTCTTATGGCAAGGCAGCAGCTAAGGCATTTGCAGATGATGAAGCAGCAGCCCTTCGACTTAACAGAGCAGTTGAAAATCTAGGCATTGGCTTTGCTAATCCTGCTATTGCTGACTTTATATCGAACTTAGAAAGATCTGCTGCAGTTGCAGATGATATTTTGCGTCCAGCCTTTCAGGGCTTGCTAACCACTACTGGCTCATTAGTCCAGTCTCAGAAACTTCTCAATGATGCCATCACAATTAGCCGAGCATCTGGCATTGACCTAGCGACTGTAACTGAGGATTTAGGCAAAGGCTATGTTGGCATTACCAGAGGGCTTTCTAAATACAACACAGGTTTGACAAGAGCAGAACTTACATCTAAGTCATTCAATGAAATCTTAGGAACTATCCTCAAGCGATCAGCAGGTGCAGCTGAGGATTACTTAGACACCACTGCTTACAAGTTTGATGTCCTTAGTGTTGCAACATCTAATGCTTCAGAGATTATTGGTGGCGGGTTAGTTGATGCTTTTGCCCTCATTGGTGGTGGCACAGATGCCTCAGATGCTGCTTATGTAATTGAGACTATTGCCAGCGCACTTGCTAAGGTCACAGTCCAGACTGGCAGAACTATTGGTGTCATTCCAACCTTAATTGCTAATCTTAAAAAACTACCTAGAGAAATCTTTTCAGGATTTGTGGGTAAGCAATTTGGGGTTAATGTCAATGTTGCGCCTAAAGAAAAAGAAGTCAAGCTTACTCTCACTCAGAAGCGCCAACAAGAACTGCTTGCTAAATTAGAAAAGGACTCACTTAAGCGCGAGCGTGAAAGACTAGCTCTCAAGAATAAGCAATTAGCAACAGACAAAGCCAAAGCAATTATTGCTAAGGGTGAGGCAGCCCTTCTCAAAGGCGAGTCAGTCTTTGACATGGACAAAATCCAGATTGCAGCAGCTCTTACATCTCAGGCAGAGCAACTAGGTAAGGCAACTACTGGGGCTCAGTTGTTGCAGATTGCTAACGACACTGCTCGCCTGAATGTTAAGAAGTCAATCCTTGCCTTAGAAGATGCTATTGCTTCTAAGGACGAAGCAGCCATTATTGCGGCTACAGATAAACTCAATGCTGATCTTAAAATACTTGGTGCTTTAGGCTTACAGGATATAAAACTAAAAGACATCAAATCAATTCTTGATAGTCTTAAGCCTAAAGACTTAATTAACCTTGCCAATCTAGATGCTGCTATTGCCAAATTAAACGCCATGAATGCTTTAACTGGCCAGCCAAAGATAACTGGTGCTGGTGGCACAGGCGGATCTAGTGCTTCTGGAATCCCTGTTGGAGATTTTGTAGAAAAGATTCCTACAAGCGGCGTGTCAATGGCAGCAATCTTAGAGTTCGCCGATGCAGCTACAAGAAGAGCCAATGCAATGGCTGACCTGCTAGATGCACAGAATGCAGCAGATGCAGCAGCATTTGCTAACAGTTCTCTAAACAGTTTTAACATAACTATCCAGACTGGTGTAGGAGACCCTAACGCTATTGCTGAAACTCTAGACCAGTATTTGCAGGGCGCTGTAGATCGTGGAACTCTAAGGCTTCGATAATGACATGGCTACCAGAATGGCGTGTGACAGTAGGTGATGATGTTTATACAACTGTCACCTCTGTTTCCTATGCCACTGGTCGGCTAGACATTGACCGCCAATGCACAGCAGGTTACTGCCGAGTAGAAATCATCAATACAGATGGCTCACCTTTTACCATCAATGTTACTGAGCCAATTACTTTAGAGTTAAAGAATACATCTGGCACTTATATCACTGTCTTTGGTGGTGAGGTTTCTGACTTCTCTATTGGAGTTAGAAGCCCAGAAGAAAGTGGTTACATCACAACAGGCACAATTCTAGGCATCGGCGCGCTGGCTAAACTGACTAAAGCTATCTACAACACAGCCCTATCAGAGGGATTAGATGGCGCACAGATTGCAGCCATTCTAGGCGCAGCTCTCAACCTTTCTTGGAATGAAGTTACCCCTACTGTTACATGGGCTACTTATCCAGCAACTACTACATGGAATGATGCTGAGACTTACATCGGCACTATTGACTCAGGCTTCTATACGATGATAAGCCAAGCGGCATCTGCTACGGCCAAAAGCCAGACTTTAGCAGATCAGATTGCCACTAGCGCACTTGGTCAGGTCTATGAGTCAGCAGATGGCCTAGTCAATTATGACGATGCAGACCATCGCTCAGATTACCTTTCAGATAATGGTTACACCTACCTTGATGCAGCTTATGCAACTCCTAGCAGTATTAGTTCTCAGACACAGATTGCTCGCATCCGCAATAGCCTTATCTATAAATACTCTACAGCCTATGGCTCAACCTACAGTGCCTCTGATAGCGACTCTATAGGCGCATACGGCCTCTATGAGCGTTCATTCGAGTCTAACATCAAGAACCTTGCTGACATCACTGACATTGCCACTAGAGAGCTTAATCTACGCAAGACCGCCAAAGCATCACTGGGAGCGATTACCTTTAGACTAGATAACCCAGACATGCCATCTGCCATGCTTGATGATCTAATTGCTATTTTCTTTGGCGAGCCTGTCCTTATCCAGAACTTACCTTCCAACCTTCTAGGTGGCACATTCGAGGGCTTCGTGGAGAATGTAGCCCTACGCGCTACCCCTACTTTTGTGGATTTAACCCTTTACATCACAGCTACAGAGTTCTCACTCTCGACAACACAATGGGAAACAATTTTGCCTAGCACAATAACATGGGCAACTACAAATGCTACACTTATCTGGAATAACGCGACAGGAGTACTATCTTAAATGGCAACGAGCCCAATTTATAGCTGGCCAGAGCCAGACAACACAGACCTAGTAAAAAATGGTGCGTTAGCAATTCGCACATTAGGTGACGCTATTGACACCACTATGGCAACAATGGTTCCTAAGACTATTGTTGATGCTAAGGGTGACATCATTGCAGCTACTGCTGCCGACACTGTTGCACGCCTTGCAGTAGGTACTGCAAATCAAGTCCTTACAGTAGATTCAAGTACAGCTACAGGTTTAAAGTGGGCAACTCCAGCAGGTGGCGGCGGAAAAGTTCTACAAGTAGTTAGTGCAACTTATTCAACAGAAACAGACAATTCATCTACAACATATGCTGACACGGGACTAACGGCAACAATTACACCAACATCTGCATCAAGCAAAATCTTAGTATTGGTTAGCCAGTATTACACAATGGAACGATCAGCAAATGGTGTAAATGGTGGCATTATTTTGCTTCGCGGTTCAACAATTTTGCTTGATGACTCAAACAAGGAAAATTTGGTGTCCTATGCAGCAGGAGCAACAGCAGTTTATTCGGGAACATCATTGTCATTGTCATACTATGACTCTCCAGCAACTACATCAGCCACAACATACAAAACACAAGGCGTAAATCTCCACTCGACAGGACAGGTGATTATCTTCCAACGCCAATCCGTACCTTCAACAATCACACTTCTAGAAATTGGTGCATGATGGATTATCTATACAAAGCAATTCGTAGCCTTCGACCAACTAGCCAATTCTCTTACGACGACATTGATTACTCCACAATTGTTTGGGATTTTTTAGAAGGCAAAGCACCAACCCAGGTCGAAATTGATGCTGAGATTGTAAAAATTAAAGCTGCTGAATTAGTCGAGGCTGATGAAAAGGCTAAGGCTAAGAAAGCCATTCTTGATCGTTTGGGCATTACTGAGGATGAAGCAAAACTTCTTTTGTCATGAAACCAAAATTATCTAAGTCAGTTGTCCAATTAAGAGAACAGGCAGACGATGCTTATCCAGATCGAAAGCGTGACTCTGACGGCACAATCGGAGATGCCAAGCACTCAGCCCGAAAGAGCGATCATAACCCTGACCCTGATTCAGGGATTGTCCGCGCTCTCGATCTCGATGCTGATTTCGACAAACAAGCCTCCACAGCTGCTTACATTGCCGACCAGATTCGAATTGCAGCCAAGTCAGATAAACGAATTGCTTATGTCATCTTTAATCACAAGATTGCAAGCGCTCGAAGCCTCTGGCGCTGGCGCAAATACACCGGAGTTAATC